TGCCATCCTCACTGTGACACAGGTTGCCCAATACCTGGGGTGGCATCCCAACACCGTGTATCAACGCTGCAAGTCTGGAGAGTTGCCCAGCTTTAAAAGCGGCAATCTCCGGCGGATCCGGAGAGAGGCGTTTCTGGAATGGATGCGTCGGCTCGAACAATCAGGGTGAAAGCGAGGTGACCACCGCATGAGCAAGCTCATTCTCAACCCTGAATACCGCCTGTACGAACGAAACGGACGAGCCTTTTGCGGCAGCCGGCAGGTGGCTGAGGAATTCGGGAAGCGGCATGACAACGTGCTACAGGACATTCGTAATCTGGACTGTAGCAGTGAATTTCATCTCCTGAATTTTCAGGAGGTCACCTACAAAGACGATCAAGGGCGCAGGTACCCCGAATACCTCATGACTAAAGATGGCTTCACCTTTCTCGTCATGGGCTATCGTGGTAAGAAGGCTGCTCAATTCAAAGAAGCATACATCAGGCGCTTCAACGAAATGGAAGCTTTCATCCGTTCACTCCAGGCGGCTAAGATGGATTTCCCGGCGTTTACGGAGGCGATTATGACAGCGCACAACGAGCCGAAGCACTATCATTTCTCGAACGAGATAAACATGATCTATCGGATCGTGCTTGGGGTAGACGCAAAGGCGTTCCGGGAACAAAACGGGCTGCCGAAGGGTGAAGTTATACGGCCGTATCTGACCGCCGAGCAGATTCGCGCGATTGAAACGCTCCAGCGGGTTGACATTGGCTTGATCGTCGCGGTTCCCGATTTTCAGCAACGAAAAGAGACGCTGGTGAAGTATTACGAGCGCCTGAAACTGAAACGGATCGCGTGAAAGGAGGCTCCGAATGCTTACGGTCCAAATCGATGAAACCGAAGTCAAGCAACTCGCCCGGGAACGGATCGCAGAGCTCGTCAAAGAAGTCGATGCTGAGTATGTGTTCTGGGATGCGAAAGAGCTTATGCGCCGAACCTGCATGTCATGGAACTTCATTCAGCAGCAATTTTTCTTTGACAGCCGATTCCCAAAGCGCAAAGTCGGCAACAAGTGGTACTTTCCGGCTAGGGAGACACGGGAGTTCTTGATCCGCTGGCTTGACGAGCAAACCTGCTAATCATCAACGCAGCTGTCAGCTGCGGGAGGAGGTGAAACAACGTGATGACGGAAGAAATGGCGGAACTTGTTACGCACATTTGCAAAGAGTGCGAACGTCAAGGGCTGACTTTGGAACAAACGCTTGCAGTCTTTGCGGCAGTAGTCGAATTTCAGCAACAAAACAAAAGAGAGGGGTAATCCTCTCTAAGTCGATCAACCTATATGACACTCTCTGCAGCACCAGAAACAACCATCAAAATTGGATTTTCCCGTTTCGATCATCACTCTGGTAATGGCTTTTGAGCAGCTAGATTCATAACCAATGTAGACGCGATTTTGTGGTGACGGTAAGAAACTGCACGAATCAGTATGAACCTCGTGATTCCCCTTGTTATCGAGGTTCACGTTGTAGTAATAATGCTCGTACACATTTATCACCTCACTTTTAAATGGAAATGTATGGGCATGTACCATTATTCGACAATAGCTATCAAAATCCTTCTAAGGAGGTACCCATCCAATGATCGCACAAACAATCCCCATCACCGGGCGGATCACCGAGATCCGCGACGGGCGCGTCTACACAAGCAGCGGAGACAGGCGGGATAGTTACAACCAACGATACTATCGGCCATCCGCCGAAACGGTCGAGATTCGGAGGCATGCTCCGCGTAAAGACAAGACGTTTGCCAATCTGCTGCAGCTCGCGATTATGGCTCGGACATACAGAGGACGGGACGTGTACACGCGACAATATCTGACGATGGCACACCGGCGGTTACAGTACGAGGCAGGTGATTGATATGGACAGTGTTGTTGCGATTGTGATGTTCGGGTTGTTTTGTGTAGTTGCCGTTTTGATACTGTCTGCATTTATGGATTTGGTGGAAATTCATCGTGACCAGGAAAGGAGGTGAACAGTCATGCAGGAACTGATCGACACGATCAATGAGGCAATCGAAGCGGCAAAGTCGCAGCCACGCACGCGCGAGATGAGCATTGTCATCACACATCTTGAGACTGCGTTGCTGTGGGCGGAACATGCGGAACGGCTGGATGATGACGAACAGCCCCAAAAATGAAATCAGCCGCCGGGCAGGGCGACTGATCTCAGGCAAATCAAACTATATCACCGCCATTGTATCACAGATGGCGGTCAGGAGGGAACGGTTATATGAAAGCTACTGGAATTGTTCGCCGTATCGATGACCTGGGCCGGGTAGTGATCCCGAAAGAGCTGCGGCGCACACTCAACATCGCAGATGGCGACCCGATCGAAATCTTTGTTGATAGCGAACGGATCATCCTGAAAAAGTACGCACCAGGCTGCAAATTGTGCGGTTCCGTCGAAAATTTGACCGCAGTAGTTGAGCACCTGCTTTGCAAGACTTGCATAAACAAGATCGCCGACGCAAAGTAACGGAGGTGTCGAAGGATGTCCATGACAGCGATAGCACCAGCGCGTGATCTGGAAGCCGATCTGGCGATCTGTGAGGCGGCCACGCCGGGGCCATGGGTTCAGGTTTTGGTTGACACAGTTGTGCAAGATTTTTGGGCGCCAGACGGCAGCCGGAAAGTCATTTTCACTAAGTCTGAACCCGAAGATTTACAGTTCGCGGCGTCTGCCCGCGAAGGCTGGCCGTACGCGATCCGCCGGGCGATGGAGGCGGAGAAGAAGGTCGCGAAACTGGAAACTGAGTTGGAACGCCTCCGGAATGAACGCGACTTTTGGATGCGCAACGAAATCGCGCTTGCCGAAAAGGTGATGCGTTTGGAAAAAGACCTGGAAGTAAGCGAGGCCGAAGTGGACAAGCTCCGGGATGAAATCCAGATACTGAGGGAGCAGTTGGAGCAGCGATGCGCCCGGATGTGACGCTATTTGACCATCAGCAGACGATCCTGGCGAATGCTGAGGGGCGAATCCAGCGGGGGATGTCGTTTTACGCGATCTTCGCTGAGCAGGGAACGAGCAAAACGCTCCCGATGCTGATCCTCGCTCTGCGCCTGTACAAGGCCGGAGCGATCCGGCACGCGCTGGTAGTTTGCCCGACGAGCGTAAAAGGTAGCTGGAGCCGGGACATTGACCTATTCTTCTCCCCGCTCGAGCAACGGCTGTTCGACAAGTTTCTGACCGTCACAACCTATGACTTAATCTGGCGCCGGCCGGAGCTGGACCGGGAATGGGACATGATGGTGCTCGATGAAAGCCATTTTATCAAGAACCGCACCAGCAACCGGTACCGGGGCCAGATCAAAACGGTGGACGGTAAGCGCCGACGGGTCACGAACGGTATCCAGCAGATCGCCCGGCGCTCAAAATTTCGGTACATCCTGACAGGCACGCCGATCGGCAACAGCCGCTGGGAAGAGATTTGGGCGCAGTTTGACTTCATGTGCCCGGACATCTTCGGTCCGTATTCGCACTTCGAAGCTCGGTACTGTATTCTCGGGAAATATTTCAAGCCCGTAGCATATCGAAACGTGGACGAGCTCAAGGCGATCGTCGCCCAGCATAGCATCTGGATTCGTAAAGCGGATTGCATGGACCTGCCGGACAAGCTTCCGCCGGAGCGCTTCACACTCGAGCTCGAAGAGCGAAAGCTGTACAAGGAAATGCTCCAAAACTACATCGCGGAGCTTGACATCGAAGCGAAAAATCCGCTTGCCCGCATGATCAAGCTGCGACAGATGTGCAGCGGGCACGTCCGGGACGAATTGGGAACGGTCCACCGGCTCAAATGCGAAAAGCCCGCGGCCCTTGATGAGTTCCTGGAAAACCGGGACAAGAAGCTCGTCATCTTCGCCGAATTCGAAGAGTCCATCGCAGATATCTGCCGGGTCCTTACAAAACGAAAAATCAAATATATTACGCTCGATGGTCGCCAGAAGGACAAGCAGATCTGGAAAAGGTTCCAAACCGAGCCGGATCTGCAGGTCATCGTCTGCCAGTACCGATCGGCGGCGGCCGGCATCGACCTGTTCGCAGCGGATACGATGCTCTTTTACGAGCCAACACTCAGCAGCCAGACGTTCGAACAGGCTTGCGACCGAATCCACCGGGCCGGGCAAAAAGAAAAATGCAGCTATATTCTCTTCGAAACAAAGGGGACGGTCGAGGTCAAAATTTGGGACGCCCTAATGAAACATCGGGATTTCAACGAGACGGAGCTGAGGGCGTTTGTGAAAGAGGTGAGGAAATCTGGGTATACCGGTCACTGACGATCACATCAGGGAGCATAAGGGACTGGTCCACAAGCTGGCACAAAAGGTTTACTGCCAAGTTAAAGACCCTGCGATTAGCTATGAGGATCTCGTCTCGGAGGGTTATATCGGACTGGTGAAGGCGCTTGAGTCCTTTGACGAGACTTCTGGTAACGCATTTTCCACCTATGCATATCCGACCATTTTGGGTTACATGAGATCGCTGATCAACCGCCGTGGAAATTGGATTCGGTTTCCTGCGCACACCGTGCTGCTTGCGCAAAAAATATCGAAGCTTGATTTGCAAGAAGAAGCTCCCCAAGTTATTGCTCAGAAACTAGATCAAACAGTTCCATATATCGAACAAGCGTTGAAATACCTTCGTCTTCGGAATATTTATTCACTTGATTTGCCCAGAAGAGATTCGGAAAAAGAGGAAGACGATCATCATTATCTTGCCAAAACAGAAGACGATCTGTCGGTTACCGTGGTCCATGACTTTCTCGAAAAGCTTCCACCCAAAAAGCGCAGAATACTCGAGCTTACCATGCAAGGGTACAATCGCCGGGAAATCGGTCGGGTATTCGGTTTAAGCCATCAGGCAGTATGGTCGCATCTGCGTTCGATCAAAAAAATTTATGAACGGACTTATGTGAAGGAGGCAAAACCCGTGAGCGTGAGTGAGTTGACCAAAGAGCAATATCTTCGGATGAGACTGAACGGGCAATCCCGGACAGTCATCCAGAAAGAATTTTTCCCGAAGAATCCGCCCAAATTTTACGAGCAGTTGAGAGCTTGGGACATCAAAGAAAAAGACGCTGAAGAAGCTGCGCTGGATCTGCTCCAGGCGGAGTTGAAGAAGTCAGGGGAGATCCCGACGGAAACGAAGACCGATCCGAATGAAGTAGCCACTCAGATCATCAAAGCCGAAGTAGAGTTGCACAAGGAGAAAGACGCCGAAATCGAACGGCTTCAAAAGAAACTGGCCGAAGTGATCGGCGAACGCAACCACTTCCGCGATTTGTACGGCCAGTTGGAAGGTGAGAATGAGCAGCTGCGGAAGCGGCTCGAGGCCGCTGAAGCGTATGCGGAGGGTGTGCCCCAGAGTCCGACAGAAAATGATCCGATCAACCATCCCGCACACTACACCGCCGGCAAGGTGGAGTGCATCGACGCAATCGAGTCCGCAACGGCGGGTCTGACCGGCGGGCTGGCCTACGCTACCGGCGCCGCGATCGAGCGGCTCTGGCGCTGGCAAACCGTCGAGGATTTGCGGCTGGCTCGCCGACATATCGATCGGCTGGTTGAGTCGGTCGTGGCGGAGGGTGCGGAATGATCAGCGGGCAAATCAGGCTCAGTGACGGCAACTTCGAAATCATCCGCAACGCAGACGATTTCGCCCGGATCGTCGAGGACAAACTCGGCTACGACGCGGCACAAATGGTGCGGGATCTCGCAAATAAAGCAACGCGCGAAGCAGCGATCGCAGACACTGATATTATCAGCTACGAGTCGGAACTATCCGAGTTGCATCAAGCGATCGACGAACTGCAACGAATGTCTAGGTTCCTTCTACCGCTTTCGAATAAAGATAGACTTAGTTCGGCGGACCGGGAGGAACTTCGTAGATTGGCACACATCATTCGAGCGTTAGCGTCGTGAGGTGGTGAGATGAACGAAAACATTTGGATCTACGACTGCGAAGTCTTCGCTCACGACTGGATCTTCGTCGCGAAGCAGCCGGTCGAGGGTGGCGAGCGGGCAATCTTCCACAACGACATCCCGGCGCTCCGCTGGTGGGCTGACGCCTTCGGGCGGCAGGGGCTAGCGATCGGTGGTTACAACACCAAAAACTATGACCAGTGGATTTTGCGGGCCATCTACACCGGCGCCACGCCGGAGCAGGTCAAAGAGATCAGCGACTGGATCGTCGGCGGCAATAAAGGCTACGAACATCCATACTTCAAGGGCGCCGCCTGGCCGCCTTGGACAAATTTTGACCTCATGGACGATATACCCGTTTTTCTCCGGCTCAAGGAGATCGAGGGCAACCTCGGGATGGACATCGAGGAAAGCCGCGTCCGCTTTGATCTCGACCGCCCGCTGACGGAAGCAGAGCGAAACGAAGTCATTGAGTACTGCTGCCACGACGTTGACGCTGCGATCCGACTTTTTTATGAGCGGAAGAGCTACCTACAGTCGAAGATCGCCGTCGGTGCCATGTGCGGGCTGTTACCGGGTCAATCCTTGCGGCTGACGAATGCGAAACTGACAGCGCAGTTCCTCGGCGCCCGGGAACCGCAGGAGGCCTGGCCGGACCGAGACGTATATGAGTTTCCCGAGAATCTAATCATCACGAAATACCCGGAAGTCATCGAATTTTTCGCCGACGTCGATCCGGAGCGAAAACGGAAACTCCAAATCGAGATCGCCGGAGTCCCGCACACCATCGCTTGGGGCGGTCTGCACGGTGCCCGGGAGTGCTATCAGGAGGAGCGGACGGAAACACGCCGGATTTCTAGCCGAGATGTCACCAGCTATTATCCGTCGCTCATGATCCAAAACGGCTACATGAGCCGGAACGTCCCGGATCCGGATGAGTTCCGCCGGGTGTATGAGCGCCGGCTGGAAGCCAAAAAGTCTGGCGACAAGGCAACCGCGGACGCGCTGAAGCTGGTCCTGAACACGACATACGGCGCCATGAACAACGAATATAACGACCTGTACGATCCGCGCATGGCGCTTGCGGTTTGCGTGTCCGGGCAGTTGTACCTGATCGACTTGATCGAGAAGCTGGAGGAAGTTCCTACGTTCCGGCTGATTCAGTCCAACACGGACGGGCTGATCATCTCTTACGATACCGAGCATGAGGCTCAGATCGACGACGTGATCGAGGAATGGAGCCGGAGGACAGGCTTCGGTATGGAGGCGGACGAGGTCCAAAAGATCGTTCAAAAGGACGTGAACAATTACGTCCTGCGGACCGCTGGCGGGAAAGTCAAGGTGAAAGGTGGCTACGTCACCAACTACGAGGGCGGAGACTGGATGAACCGCAGCCTTGTCATCGTAGCCAAGGCAATCGTTGCCAATCTCCTGGATGGTGTTCCACCGGAAGAGACGATCAATGCCTGTGATGATATGGAACAGTTTCAGATCGTCTGCAAAGCCGGCAGTACCTATGACAAGGTGATCTGGCAGAGTCCTGGCGGCGAGGTCGAGGTGCAGAACGTAAACCGGGTGTTCGCCTCAATCAATAAGGATGCCGGTACGCTTTACAAGGTCAAGCTGCCGAAGGCGCCCGGGGAAAAGGAGCGCCGGGACAAGATCGCCAACCTACCGGATCACTGTTTTATCGCGAACCGGGCCGGCTACAAGCTGGCGATGGTGGACAAGCAGTTCTATGTCGACCTTGCGCAAAAGCGCATCAATGACTACCTGGGCATCAAGCCCGAAAAGCCCAAAAAGGAGAGGAAGAAATCTATGGGTAAAACCAAAACGGCTGAAATCCAGCAAGCGGCTCCGCAAGGACTGGCCGCGAAACTCATGGTCTTGCGTGAAAAAATGAATTCGTTCGCGTGGGAGAAGGACGGCAAAAACCGGCATCAGTCCTATGAATACATTACAGAGAAGCAGTACAAGAACAATTTCAAATCGGCGTTGGCAGCCGCCGGGCTCGATTTCAAGAGCTCGATTCTCGAATACCAGTTCATCCCGCAAATCAGCGACAAGATGAATATGGTCATCGCCAAATTCCAGTTCGAGATTATTGATCGCGAAACGGACGAACGGGAAGTCTACCAGGCTTTCGGCTCCGGCGCCGACACCGGGGACAAAGGGCTCTACAAAGCCTACACCGGCGCGATCAAATACTTCCTCGCGAACAACTTCCTCGTGGCCGAAGGTACGGACCCGGAGAATGACGAGGAAATGCGGAACATCAAACCTGCTTACGTGCCGCCAGAACGCCGTGAAGAGATCCGCGAGAAGATTACCAATCAGGACGAGCCGGCTACGGAGGAACAACTGGAGGCCATTGCGCTCGGCATTGAGGCCCTGCAGGCGGCCGGGGTGGATGAGGAAACGATCAATGGTTTCTCTGCGATGCTCGAAACTGAATTGACGAAAGCAGACGCTGAGCAGCTGCTGGATGCGATCACGGAGCTGGTGCCGGTATGAAAGTAAAAGATTTGATCATTCAATTGCTTGAATATCCGATGGACTCTGATGTAGCCGTTGAAGTTAACAGGCTCGAAGAATTTGAAATCGATGCTATCCGATATTACCCATACGGTATTGTCCTGCAAATCGAAAATGTACCGCTGAGGGAGGAATAATTTCGTGAAAATCGACCTCCAAACCAAAACGATCACGCTGGCTGAAAAGCCGAAGCGCGTGAAGAAAATCACCGGCACGCGGCTGGCCCCGATTCTGGGGCTCAGTCCGTGGTCCACGGAGTTCGAAGTCTGGTGCGATATGACCGGCGTCTACAAGAAGCCGTTCGAGGAGACGATCTACACGGCCGCCGGGAAGATCATCGAACCGAAGGTCATCGCCTACCTCAACCGTCGGTATGCTTTCGGTAAGCTCCGGACGCCCGCGGAATATTTCGGCGGCCAGAAGCGCTACGAATGGGACCACTTTCCGGACGATCCGATTTTCGGCGGCCTGTGGGACGCGCGGACGCCGACGGCGATCTGGGAGCTCAAGACGACCAAACGGGTCGAGGATTGGTACAAAGGCGGCCAACTGACTCCGCCGGAATACTACAAGTTGCAGGGGGCGCTGTATGCGTACCTTTCCGGGCTCGATGAATTCCGAATGGTGTTGACAATCCTCAGTGAAAAAGATTACGAGGCGCCGGATAAGTTCGAGCCGAGCCCGGAAAACACGATCGTCAAAAAGTACAGCGTCGCTGCCGAATACCCGAATTTCGCCGCGCATCTGAACCGGGCGCTGGAATGGTACGAGCGGCACATCAACGGTCTAGTGAGCCCGTCTTGGGACGACAAGAAGGACAAGGAGATCATCCAGGCGCTCACGACTGTGCACGTCCCGCAGCCGGCCGCCGACGAGGAAGGGGACATCGTGGCGGAGCTCATCCGGCGGATCGAGCCGCTCCAAGCCGAAATTGAAGCCGCGGAAGAAAAAATTGCTGAGAAAGTAAAAGTACACAAACAACTTAAAGAGCAATTGAAAGCAGAACTGGTGGGACGCATGAAGGACAGCGACAAGAAAATCACTGCTAAAGGTCAATTCTATTTCGTCGAAGTTTCCAAGAAAACCGCAAGCGGCATCGATACGGATCGTCTCAAGCAGGATGGACTGTATGACAAATACAAAAAAAACGGCTTTACCGCTGAGATCAAAATCAAAAGGAGCGATGCAGTATGAAAAGAAAGCTGATCGAAGGTGGATTCCAACCGATTCCGGTAGGGGAGCAAGTCGTCCGGATCAAGGAGATCGACGAGTCCGATTACGAGAAATTCGACAAGCTGGTCGTCACGATCGAAGACGCCGCTGGCCGGACGGCGCGGGTCAACTACAACTTCGTCAACGCCGACGGCACGCCGAACGAGACGGCCGACTTCGTCTACTCTCGCATGTGCCGGGCGGCGCTGGGCGATGAGACGATCGATGAAGTCGATACCGCTGATCTGATCGGAAAGTTCGTCCGCGTGGAAATTGCACACTCGGAAGGATCCAAAGGCGGCACGTTCGCCAACATCAAGAAGTGGATCGGCCCTGGTGAACCGTTCGAAATCAAAAAGACAGCTGGCACCACAGCCGGGAATAAGCCGGGTGGATCCGCGCCGGCTGCTGATAAGCCGAAGAAAACCGCAGCGGAAATTCTGGCCGAAATGAAGGCCCGGAAGGCTGCCGGTGGGAAATGAGAGAGAAGCAGTTGCAGGACGCTTGCGTGGAGTATCTCGAACAGCGGGGTATCTATCACATCGTAACTCAGGGTAACGCTTTTGAGCGCCGCGGGCGGCCGGACATTTATCTCTGCTACCTCGGGCGGTTCGTAGGCGTGGAACTCAAAAAGGGGTCGGGCGACAAGCCCACCCCTTTGCAACAGAAGCATCTTAGGGAAATTCGCGAAAGCGGAGGGATCGGCGTATGGCTCACCACTCTAGACGAACTGAAAAACCTGCTGTCCTCGATCGATTCGATGGGTTTCTGAAGCTCCGCGAGGACAAGGCGCCGGTCAGCTGGGACACCTATCCGGTCGAGAAGCTCGCCGTCTGGCCGAACGTCGGCCTGCCGATCCCGGAACCCTATGTTGCTGTGGACATCGACGACGCCGAGCAAGCCGAAAAGCTCACCCGGCTGGTCATGAGCGAAGGTATCAAGTGCCAGATCATGCAGACCACCCGGGGGCGGCACTTCTGGTTCGCCACAAGCGAGCCGGTCAAAAACAGCGTCAAGGTGACCACCGGGATCGGTTTGGTGGCAGACTACCGCAGCTGGGGTAAGCAGTCCCAAGTGGCCGTCAAATTTGCTGGCGAGTGGCGCGAGTGGCTCACGGACTTCGATTGGGATGAGCTCGACGAGCTGCCCTGGTGGCTGCGGCCGCTCAGGCAGAGTCGGTGGAAATTCTACGAAATGGGTGAAGGCGATGGCCGAAATCAGGCGCTTTTCGAGTACCAAATAGAGTTGTCCAAGCGTGGATTTACGCATGCAGAAGCCGCTGAGGTCATCCGCCTGATCAATCAATACGTTCTCAGAGAGCCTTTGCCGGAAAGCGAATTGCGCACAGTTACCCGGGAAGAAGCATACCCGGAAACCGATCCGCCGGCGCCGGGAATTGATATAGATGCGCCATGGTTTACGGAAAAAGGCAAGTTTCTGCACAACATCATGGGCGACGTTCTAATCGGTGAGATGCACATCATCAGCCGACATGATCACCTCTATGTCTACAAAGACGGCTATTACCAGCCGGGAGAATACGAGATCCTGCGCGCGATGGTCGAAAAATACCCAACCTCCAAGCGCAGTGAGCAAAACGAGGTGCTGAACTACGTCACCATCCAGCAACACATCGATGACCCTCCGGTCGAGGAGTACATCATCAACATTAAAAACGGCCGCCTGGATCTGCGGACTGGTGAGCTGCACCCGCACACGCCGGAGGTCTACGATTTTCAGCAGGTCAACGCCACGTACAAACCGGCAGCCTATTACGAACCGATTGATCGGATGCTTATGCGCGTCTTCTGTGGTGACTATCAACTCTACAAGCTGTTCGAGGAAATGCTCGGGTATTGTCTGATTAAAAACTGCCGGATGCAGAAGATTTTCATCATGTTTGGCGACGGCAATAACGGCAAATCGACACTTTTGCGGATGATCCGGGAATTCATAAGTGAGCGCAACATTTCTACGTTGTCGCTACAGGATCTCGAAACCACCTTCCGGCCAGCGGAGCTCGAGAACAAACTGGTCAACCTGGGCGATGACATTCCAGCGACGACAATCAAAGATTCAAGTCGCCTTAAAAGTATCTCGTCCGGGGAATGGGTGACAGTTGAGCGCAAAAACAAGGACCCGTTCATTTTGAAAAATTACGCAACGCTGATCTTTACGACAAATAAAATGCCCCCGGTCAATGACAAGTCATTCGGCTTCTATCGGCGCCTGATCCTGATCCCGCTGGATGCGAAATTCTCGAATACAGATCCGGATTATGACCCGGACATTTCCCAGAAAGTCGTGTCCGAAGAAGCACGCAGCTATCTGCTGAATATGGCGATCCGCGGATTGCGCCGGTTGCTCAAGAAGGGCTTCACGAAGTCGGAAAAAGTCGAAAAGGCAATCCGGACGTACAAGGTCCAGAGCTCGCACGCGCTGACATGGCTCTCGGAAAATGACATCACCGAGGAGTATTTGCTCTCGAAGCACACTGGCGAGATTTACGCCGAGTTTAAGACCTGGTGCGAGTCAGAGGGCGTGGAGAACATCCCGAGGCAGCAAACCTTCACGCTCGACATTCAAAGGGAATTCGGTTTTGGGATTTCAAAACAGCAACGAGATCCGAAAACCGGTCGCAAGTGCCGATACTTTGTCCCGTCGTCCCGTCAAGAATCGGAAAAAATTTCGGAAAAATGAAGGGACGAAGGGACGTTTGTCCCGTCGTGTCCCGTCGGGATTTTGCGAAGGGACAAATGACGGGACAAGCTTCAACCCTTGTGGCTCTAGGAAAATCCGGTTTCTGTCCCTTCGTCCCTTCTATCTCTCTATTCTTATATACGCACGCGTACGCACACGCGCATGCGCGCACATGTAAAAGAAATTGCACAAAATGACGGGACGACGGGACAAAACGGAGAAAGCCCAGTAGTGACGCGAATTCTGGTTGTCCCTTCGGAAAAATAGCGACGGGACATGAGGGGGACGCGACGGGACAAACCGAAAGGGGCCCAGAGATATGCCTGGAAAACCGCACAGAGCAATCCGCACCAGCCGCTGCGGCGGGCAATGCTGGCAGAATTGGCGAGGAAGGAGTTGGAACTGCAATGAAGCGCGATCATGAAACCTGCGCAGTATGCGGGGCACAGGGTTTTTGGACGGTAGAGTATGACGAATACGGCAACATGATTTGCGACGACTGCAATGACGAAATCGAGGAGGATGACGAGGAATGACCAATCCAAACAAAGCGGAGACCCAGCAAATCCAGAATTGCATTAAGGCGCTGGATCGGCTGGAGAAATCACTGGCATCGCTGGTTGTGAAGATGGAGCTGAACGGTCGGAACCGCAATATCAAACACGCCTGCGCCCATGCGCGCGAACTGGTTGATAAGGCGCAAAGGATCATGACGGAAGCGGTCGGGAAGGTGATCTGAGATGGACGAACGCCAACAGCGTCGCATTTTTCAATGGGTCAAGACCCTCAGTAACGAAAAATTCTGGGCTTTTCAAAATTGGCTACACAGCCGCGCCTACGCTGCGGCCGTCCAACACTACATGGAGGCGGCGGAGATCGTGTTGCCGCCCCGGCTGCAGAAGCAGCTGCACGAAAAAGCGGCCGAGATTCGGGAGCAGTGGGACGGGATGCGGGCAGTCACGCTGGAGGGGACGGGACGATGAAGTGCGAAGTGTGTGGCGGTCGCGGAGGATGGTATGACGGTATCGGACCGAATGCGGAGCCGATATCTTGTGAGATTTGCGGCGGTCTGGGTGAGATCACAACCTACCTCTGCAAGCAATGCGGCCGCCCGGGGGAGCTGCGGGACAACGAGACATACTGCGAGCATTGCGGCCCGGGCGTGGAGCTGGTGGCGGTGCCGGATGAGGCGAGCGTGTACGGGATGCGAGCAGGGACGGGAGGTGTGAGTTTTGAAAAGGCGGATCCGGAAGAAGTTGAATAAGCAAGCCATCCGGAAGATTGAATCTGGTGAGTTGCCGACTCGCAAAGAGATCAAGGCTTACCTCGCGGAAACGAACTGGGCGATTAAGCGGGCGGTTAAACTTATGTTGCAGGGGTGAGCCAAATGGATAACCAAACGGTCGCATGGTACGAACATGGTTGTTTTTGGTCGGACAACTTGCAATTTAGTCCATCCATGACCACCCACTGGCAACCTATGCCGGAGCCGCCGAATGGTGACTGCCGATGAAACCAAAATCACGCAAGCAACGCAGATTTGAGCGCCGCTTGGCGGAGCGCCGGGAACGTGAGTGGCTGATGCTGATAGGCAAGATCGCCAGCGAGGGATTGGACGAGAGGAGGGCGACGGATGACTTGGGTGAAAGATCGCCTAAAAGAGTACCACCGCGGCAAACGGCGCCTTGAGCGTTACCGCGAGATGTTGAAGCGCCCACAGCACACGCCAACAGCTGCAGAGCAGGCCGAGATCGACATCGTCAGCAGCATGATCTCCAGCATGGCCTATGCCATCGAATGGATGCGGACAGGTCGGCGACCACATTCCAGGCGCGGCGTCGAGATCAGGGACGCATACACCCGGGCGGTGCTGATGGATATGGATCTGCTGCCGGCTGAGGTGCCTCCGGAGCAGGAGATGCGAATTACCGAGCAGCAAAAACGAGAGCTGGCGAAAATTCTGTTGCGGTTGAGCGAGCGTGAGCTGCAATGCTTCTTGATGCATGCGGTGGATGGGTTGTCGTACGCGGAGATTGCGAAGGAAATGAAACTTACAAAGCGTAGTGTGCAGGAATATATCGCGAGGGCAAAAGCCAAAGTGGGACAAGGGATTTGAGGATTTTTGTCGTACGATTTGTCGTACGAAATGGCAGTTGTATATAGAGGGGTATAATTCGTTCTCCGGACGACGGCAGTCCGCCGAATTATGTGAACCGGGTACGAACGGATGACGCCTCTCAAAAATACTGATTATGTATCTTCGTTTTCAGTATCTTGTGGACAATACTGATTCGGAGGCGATGCATATCAGTGATTGAGCGACCGACGTCATTGCGCGTCGGTCAATTCATCGGTGATTGGCTCATACTCCCAATGAGCATCACATATCCGACTGCCGGTAGACCGGCGCGGCCCCTGCAGATTACGCACAGGGGCCTATCCAATTGACATAACTCTATTTTTGCGGCCGCATCGCGAGGTTGCCTGGCCTCCCTCCGCCGAGTCCGGATAGGTGCGATGCGGCTTCCGAAATAAGTAAAGCCCGCAAGGAGGGGCGCTCCTGCAGACTTTACTAAATCACTTGAATTCAGTACCGTGGCATTTGCGGCAAGGGGGCAACGTATCTGTATCATCATCCAAGGTCACAGATGTCCCGCATCTTGTGCAGTAGTATGTTCCCTTGCCTGGTTTTTCACCTGTAGTTGGCATTTGATTTTCACCTCTTGTGTTTGGTTTTGTCAACGGGAACCCAAGTATTCCCGGGTTTACTGGTAGGAGGCAGGGGCTTACCTTCAATTCCAGTAATTTCGGTCTTTCCGATGATGCCACCTCTAGGACCAGCTTCCTTGAATTGAGCGGAATCTGGTGGCCTTTGACCTGGTTTATATTTCTCAACCATGACTTATTCACCTCCTCTAAATTCCTAATACGATCAAAAAATGGATAAGTTTCACATATCGAAGAGAGGTTTGTAGAATGTTGTCAAAGATTAAGATCGGCTATCAAAATTATGATGTGATTGAGGTAGAGTGCGTAAATAAATACGAACCCAGAAAAGGTGAGATAGATTATTTCAGCCGCCAGATCCGGATTGATCGGGACATGACAGTTGAGGACAAAACGGAAACGTTGCTTCACGAAATTATTCATGGTCTCGATGAGTTTATGGGGATTGGATTGAAAGAAGAACAAGTAAGAAAACTTGGGGCCGGCTTAGCAATGGTCCTTGGAGACAATCCCGATTTGCTGGGGACGTGACCGGTGCTTTTTATTTTTGCGTGAAAGGAGGCGATGCGAGTGAGTTTGAGAGAAAAGCAAAAGCGGTTCGCTGACGAATACTTGATCGACATGAACGCTGCGGCGGCGTATGTGAGAGCTGGATACAGTCCTAAGCACGCCAATGCCAATGCGCAAAAGCTACTGCAAAATACAGCAGTTCGCGCGTACATCGATCAGCGCATGGCCGAGATCAGCCGTCGAACGGGCGTCACGCAAGAGCGCATCATCCGCGAGCTCGCCCGCATCGGCTTCTTGGATCCGACGCAGCTCGTCAACATGGATACAGCTGAATTGCTCGACAATGCGGCAGCCGATGACCGCGCAGCGATCGCCAGTGTCAAGGTCAAGTCAATGAGCGGCGAGACGGAGATGATCGAGCGCGAGGTCCGTTTCGCGGACAAGATCAAGGCTTTGGAGCTCCTCGGCAAGCGATTCGGTATGTGGATCGACAAGCAGCAGGTAGAGGGTACAGTGGGGGTGCAGATCATTGACGACATCGGCGGCGAAGCAGATTAAGCTTTCCGAGATCGTCACTCCAGCTTTTCAGCCGTTCTGGCGCGCGTCGAATAGTCACAGATACCTTCGACATGTCTGCAAAGGCGGTCGCGGATCAGCCAAATCGACGCACATCGCGCTGAAGCTGATCAAAGACATGATGAAGTATCCGGTCACGACGCTTGTTGTTCGGAAGGTTGCTAGGACACTGGAAGAATCGGTTTTTGAGCAGCTGAAAGAAGCAATAGAGATCCTTGGTGTTGGTCAATATTGGCGCGTGATGAAATCACCGCTGCAACTGATTTATTTACCTCGTGGGAATAAAATTATATTCCGCGGCGCTGACGATCCGCTGAAAATCAAGTCGATCAAGGTGAGCAAGTTCCCGATCGCCTTTTTGTGGATCGAAGAGCTGGCTGAATTTAAAACCGAAGATGAAGTGACGACCATTGAAAATTCCGTATTGCGCGCGGAATTGCCGGATGGTCTTTTTTATGCGTTTTACTACTCCTACAATCCGCCAAAACGCAAACAGAACTGGGTGAACAAGAAATATGAGTCACAGTTTATCCCGTCAAACACATATGTGCATCACTCGACGTACTTGGACAATCCGTACATTTCTCAGGCTTTCAAGGATGAAGCTGAAGAGGTTAGGCGAAAAAGTCAGCAGAAATACGACTGGGAGTATCTCGGTAAAGCAATCGGCTCCGGAATCGTGCCGTTTGATAATCTTGTGTTTCGCCGGATCACCGACGATGAGATTAGGCGGTTTGATAACATCAGGCAAGGCATTGACTGGGGCTATGGTGTGGATCCGTTCTGCTTTGGCCGTTGGCATTATGACAAAACCAGGCGGCGACTTTACGCGATCGACGAGCTGCATGGCGTAAAGATCAGCAACCGGGAGGCTGCCGAATGGATCAAAGCTCATAGTTATCATGATGTGATGACAATTGCAGACAGCGCAGAGCCGAAATCCATCGATGAGATGAAAAGTTATGGAATCCGGATCAAAGGTGCGAAGAAGGGTCCGGGATCTGTTGAATACGGCGAGAAGTGGCTGGATGACTTAGATGAGATCGTAATTGATCCGCAACGGACGCCGAACACCGCCAGAGAATTTGAGAACATCGACTATCAGACGGACCAGGACGGAAATCTGCGAGCGAAGCTTGAAGATAAGGATAATCACAGCATTGACGCTGTACGGTATGCACTAGAAGGCGACATGCGTAAGCCTGGAGTATCGTTTTAGGGGGTGAAACAGTGACACCAGAAATGCAACACATCACATCGATCATTGAAGCCGGTGCTCAGGCGGCAATGAGTATGTCCGACATCATAAAGCAGGAAATCAGCGATTGGTTGGCGTCTGATGAGCGACAATGGATGGTAACTGGTCAACGATACTACACTGGAGACCACGACATCCTGCAGCGCAAGCGTACGGCGATCGGCGAGGATGGAAAGTTGATCGAAGTGGACAACCTGGCGAACAACAAGCTTGTACACTCGTACGCACGAAAATTAGTAGACCAGAAAGCCGGTTACCTGCTCGGAAAGCCGCTCAGCATCCAGACCGAGAACAAGAAATACTTGGGTTTGTTGAACGAGATCTTCGACAAGTCTTTTTTACGTCTCCTGAATAATCTGGGTAAAGAAGCCGTCAACAAAGGTAAGGCATGGCTGCATGTCTACTACGACGAAAACGGTGTGCTGTCGTTCAAGAAGATCCCCTCCGAGGAGATTATTCCGCTGTGGCGTGACGCGGATCACACTCAATTGGACGCCATTATCAGGGTATACGAGATCGAAGCTTACGAAGGCAAACACAAGAAGACGATCACGAAAGTTGAATTCTGGGACACGTCAGGCGTGCGGCGTTATGAACTCGATTCCGGAGGTTTGATTCCAGATGTTGAGTTCGGTGAAGAAGGTAGCCATTTCATGGTTGTTCAGGGTGATCAGGAGAAGCCGCTTAATTGGGAGCGTGTGCCGTTTGTGTGCTTCAAGTACAATGACGACGAACTGCCACTCATCCAAATCATCAAATCGTTGATAGATGATTACGACGCGAAGACCAGCGACACCGCGAACAACTTAGAGGACCTGCCGAATAGCATCTATGTGATCAAGAACTATGACGGGCAGGATCTCGGGGAATTCAGGCGTAACATGTCCACCTATCGGGCGGTTAAGGTGACGGATGAAGGCGGAGTGGACACGCTTGATTTAGATCTCAACACTGAGTCCGCCGAAAAACACCTAGACAGACTCCGGAAGGACATTTACGAATTTGGCCGCGGGGTGGACACGCAATCCGAGAAGTTCGGCAACAGCCCCAGCGGTATCGCGCTCAAGTTCCTGTATGCCGACCTGGACATGGATGCGAACATCATGGAGACCGAGTTTCAAGCATCGCTTGAGCAACTCATGTGGTTCGTGAATATGCACTTGGCCAACGCCGGCTCTGGCGACTTCTCGGATGAGACAGTCGAATTCGTATTTAACCGCGATATCCTCATCAACGAAACTGACGCGATCACGAACATCCGCAACAGTGTCGGCATCCTGTCTGACGAGACGCTCGTCGCTCAACATCCGTGGGTGACTGATGTGCAGGAAGAGCTGGAGCGGATCCGGAAACAGCAGGAAGAGCGCTCGGAGGCTTACGGCGGGCTGCCAAATGAGGGGGGTGAAAAAGGTGGCGAAGAAGGCGAGAAAACCGACGAAGAATGAACCGTTGCAACGAAGCATCACCAAAAACGGCAAGCGGTACAACGTCGGTATTTCGAAGGACAAGAATGGCTACTATGCCCACACCCACCGAGCCAGGAGCAAGAGCTACCCGAGCAAGAAGGACATTCCAGTATCGGTCCTGAAGTTCATCGAGTCGACGGGGTGATGGCGTGAAAGCCGAAGAATACTGGGCGCGTCGGATGGACGCCTTAAACGAGGCGATGCTTAACCGCGGTGAAGATTACATCCGCCGGCAGCACGAGGAGTATGAACGAGCGCTGGCGAAGATCCGCGAGAAGACTGAACGCTGGTATGCGCGCTTGGCCAAGAATAACGACATCAGCCTGGCTGAGGCTAGGAAGCTGCTTGATCGGAACGAGCTCAAGGAGTTTCATTGGACTGTTGAAGAGTACATCCAGCGAGGCCGGGAGAACGCCATCGATCAGCGATGGGTGAAAGAGCTGGAGAACGCCAGCGCGAAGGTGCACATTACCCGGCTGCGCGAACTTGAGATCCATTTGCAGAATGAGATCGAGCAGCTTGCGGCAAAGCGCCTGAAAGGCACGACAGACACGCTCGGGTCAATATACAAGGATAGCTATTATCGCAGCGTATTTGAGCTCCAGAAGGGCACCGGAGTCGGCACGTCGTTCGCGCAGCTCGATGACCGCCAGGTGGACAAAGTGCTGGCCAAGCCCTGGGCGCCTGACGGTAGCAACTTCAGCGCGCGGATCTGGAAGGACCGCGACAAGCTCATCAACGAGCTACAGACGATCCTGACACAGGATCTGATCCGCGGCGAGCCGGCTGAAAAGGTGATCTCGGACTTCGCGGAGCGCATGGGTGTTAGTCGGCATGCGGCCGAGCGCTTGATCCGGACGGAGGCGTCCTATTTCTCTGGCCAGTCCAGGCTCGATGCCTATCGCGAGATGGGGGTCGAGCAATACAAGTTTGTGGCGACGCTGGACCGCCGGACATCGGAAATTTGTCAGGACATGGACGGCAAGGTGTTTAAGCTGTCCGAGGCCAAAGCAGGCGTCAATTATCCGCCGTTGCATGTTTATTGTCGATCAACGACAATTCCGTATTTCGAGGACGCGGAGCCTGGTGAACGGGCTGCGCGGGACAATGAAGGTAAGACATATATGGTGCCGGGAGATGTGACCTATAAGGAGTGGGCGGAGCAGCATGTGCCCGCGGCCGCAGAGCCTGCCAGCGCACATGTGCCGCGTCCGGTGGAGCCGCCAAAGGTGACGACAATGTCGAAACCGCCAGCTGAACCGCGACCGCCTGAGGTCAGGGAGAAAGACCGGGTGTTCACAAGTGTAGAAGAAGCTGATGATTGGATCGATGAATCTGCATCAGAATGGATCAAGCAAATAACAGTCGAAGAAATCAAGGCAATCCGCAAATATTCCGGTGATGATTACGAGTATTTGAATCAGGAGTTACGGTCATTCAAACCATCATCTGATATATTAAACTTTGCGAAAGCGTTAAAAAGCGCTATCGACAAGTTTATCTTGACAGAACCCATTGTCACATGGCGAGGTGTAGATAATTTTTTCGGCACCAATAACCCAGATAAACTAATTGGGGTAGAACTTAACGATTTCGGTTTTTTCTCGACTTCACTGTTACGAGAAAAAGCCTTTGCAGAAAAAGAAGTAATCATCGAAGTTCATGTACCATCCGGAGCACACGGAGCGCCAATCAAATACTTCAGCGAATATCCGGATGAATACGAGTTTCTACTCTCACCTGTCGTAAAGTATGTTATACTTGACGCAAAGGAACAAAAAGGAAAATTGTACTTGATCATTGAGGTGATTGTAGATGGCGAGGGATAGAGGCATCATGTTCGGCGTTGAGAAGTGGCCTGATGGTCGATATTTTGAAACTGTGCCGGCTGACAATGAACAAGGTTATGAGCGTCGAGAGATTACCGAAGAAGAGTATAAGCGGCAGATTGACGTTGCTCGGAAAATGTTCGAATAAAAGCACTCCCGTAAATATGCGAGGGTGCTTTTTTATGCTTAGGAAGCGAGGTGATGAGGTTTGGCCACCGCTCAATATCGCCGAAGTACGATCTGCGAAGCTATTCAGTTTTTATCCGCTGACCACGAACACGTGCAGGAAATTATTGATTTCGTTGGTTTGCCGGTATCTGTCGATTACAAAACGGAGGGCATCCAACTGCGCGTGATTCGTGGAGCGCTGGATGTGGCTGTTGCTCATACGGGCGATTACGTCATTAAACATCAAAATGGCAAGATTGAGGCCGTCAAGCAGGCCGAATTTGAGTCGCTATATGAACCAGTGGGCTCCTGATGAGACTTCAGGGGCCCAAAACTTTACTCTCGGCCAGAGTATAATGGCCGGACACCATCAGCGGTCGAACCGCTATACAAATTCGGAGGGTGATCACGAATGGAATGGCTTAAGGAGCTGCTCAAGAAAGCAGGGATTGAGGAGTCGAAACTCGACGGGCTCATTGGTGACATCAACAAGGTGCTTCCGGAGCATTTCGTGCCGAAAGCCCGATATAACGAGGTGGCCGAAGCCAAAAAACAGGCGGAGGACGCGCTCAAGGATCGGGATAAGCAGTTGGCTGACCTGAAAAAGGCTGCAGAGGGGAACGAAGAACTCAAGAAGCAGATTGAACATCTGCAGTCCGACAACAAAACTGCGGCCGAGAAGTACGAGGCCAGGATCAAGGAAATGGCAGTGACAACGGCTATCAAACTGGCGGTAGCTGGAGTTGCCCATGATCCGGATCTGGTGGCGACGTTGTTGGACAAATCGAAAATCGAGATCGATGAGAACGGCAACGTGAAAGCCGGTCTCGACGATCAAATCAAAGCCCTGCGCGAAAGCAAGGCTTTCTTGTTTGTCCAGAAAGATGACGGCAATCCGAAGTTCAAAGGGACCAAGCCTGTCGAGGGAAGCGACAAAGGTAGCGGAGGCGGCCAGAAGAATCCCTGGAGCAAAGAGCATTTTAATTTGACGGAGCAGGGCCGCATCTTGCGGGAGAATCCCGAACTGGCGAAGCAGCTTATGGCTGCCGCTAAATAACATTGATGAGGTGATTGAACAATGACTACTCGTATTGCAGACGTTATCCAGCCCGAAGTATTCACGCCGTATACGATCCAGCGCACGATGCAGTTGTCGGCGCTGGTGCAATCCGGAATCGTGCAAAACAATTCGGAATTCGATGAACTGGCCAGCGGCCCGAATACGCTCGTCAATATGCCGTACTGGAACGATTTGACGGGCGATTCCGAGACCCTCAAGGACAGCGGAGCGCTCACTCCCGCAAAAATCGGTTCCAACATGGACGTCGCTCGGAAGCAAGCACGTGGCCGCGCATGGGGCGCAAACGGACTTTCTGCTCTTTTATCTGGTGATGATCCGATGCGGGCGATCGCTGATCTGGTTGCCGCATACTGGACGCGTGAAATGCAGAAGATTCTGCTGGCGACATTGGACGGCGTTTTCAAAGCGTCGAACATGTCCGGTCATGTGCTCGATATTTCGTCTCAGTCCGGCGACGACGCGCTCGTCAGCGGCGACAGCTTTATCGACGCGACGCAATTGCTCGGTGACGCTAAGGGGCTGCTGACCGGCGTCATGATGCACAGCGCTGTCGAGGCGTACCTGGCCAAGCGTCAACTGATTGAGTACGTACAGGAGAAAGACCAGTCCGACCGGGTGCCGTACTTCATGAACAAACGCGTCATTGTGGACGATGGCATGCCGTACAACACGAGCACGAAAGTTGGCACGATGTATCTGTTTGGCCAAGGTGCGATTGCGCTTGGCAACGGTTCGCACCCGAGGATCATTGAGACGGAAATCGACCGGGATTCCCTGGCATCATCTGGCGAGGATTTCCTCATCAACCGCCGTATTTTCATTTTGCATCCGCGCGGCGTGAAGTGGACGGAAGACTCGGTTGCCGATGAGTTTCCGGAGAACACGGAACTGGCAGACGGCGACAACTGGTCGCGCGTTTACGAGCCGAAGGCTATTCGGGTCGTGAAGCATGTATTCAAAATCGCTTAAGAGAGGCTGCCCATGGCCTCTCTTTTTCGCATGGAGGTGTAATCAGCATGAGTCTGGCAGGTTTTCAACGTCGCCGGCGTGAATTGGCGGCGAAGCAGGCGGCCGAGGAATCGACGAAGGAAGCGGTCGAGATCAAACCGATCGACAAAATGACGGTGGAGGAACTGAAACAGTACGCTGCGGAGAACAGAATTGACCTTGGCGCCACGACGAAAAAGGCCGACATCCTTGCGGTGATCGCTGCGCATAAAGGGGCGTGATCAGATTGCCCTTGATCGAATATTGGGACGATGAAAACAACAAGCCAGTTGTCGTGTCTACCGCCAACCCTTTGCCAGTAACCCAAACCGATCTTCAAAGCCTGCAGCTCCTATGGATCAAGATCGCCGATTTGGAATCCCGATTGGAGCAATTAGAAAATGGAGGCACCGAGCCAGAACAACCGGAACAGCCCGGCGGGCCCGAAATCCCAGGCGAACCTCCCGAATCCATTACGCTGAATTACACTGAAACAACACTTGTCGAGCCGGGTGTCGTTAGACAACTGATCGCCACTGTCTTGCCGGAAACCGCTATCCAGACCGTGGAATGGTCGAGTTCTGACGCCTCGACGGTAAAGGTCGACCAGTACGGCCTTATCATGGGCATCAAACCGGGTACGGCAACAATCACAGCAAAGACAGTCAATAACTTGACGGCGACATGCGTTGTCACAGTGAAGGGGTGATGTGCGTGCAAAGCGACGTGCTCACCGCTGTGAAGCTCCGGATTGGAATCACAGATGACTCTAAGGATGCGCTGATCAGCTCCTATGTGCAGGAAATTGGTCTGCGTATCCTGCACTACATCAACCAGCCGGAGGTGCCGGTCGAGCTTAAGTTTACTTGGGCGTCGATGGTCGTGGATGCGGTTCGCGTAGACCAGCCGCAAGACGAGCAGATCGCGGCGACGGTAGGCGGAGGCGGAGAATCCATCAAAATCGGGGATACATCAGTGTCGCCGGAATCCGGTAAAGGGCTTACAAACACGTCCAAATCTGTTATCGACCAGGTCGTGCTGAATTACCAGGTCGACCTGAACCGGTATCGGAAGCTGAGGTGGTGACGATGAACCTAATCAGACACCGCCGAGCGATTGAGCGGATGTATACGGATAGGGCGACGATATATCGGCATCAGGCCGTGAAAGATCCGGTCACGAAAGAAACGAAGCAGGTTCCGCAGCCTGTGCATACGGATCAACCCTGCCGCATCTCGCAGCGCGCGCTCGCGGTCAACGGCCAGACTGAGGCGCAGAACGACATCGACTATGAGACGAAGATGTTCATCTCACCGGAGGTCGAAATCAGGCAGGGTGATTTTCTTGAGGTCACACGCGGGACCATGACGAGACGGTACACGGCCGGCGAGCCGTTCCCGTATTCAACCCATCAGGAGGTCAGCCTGCAGCGCAAGGAGTGGGCGTGATGGCCAAATGGGGCGAGTTTAATTTCGATGAACTGCGGCGCCTGGCGAAGAACCTGAAAGATATGGAGAAGGAACTCCCCAAATTCTTCGAGGAATGCGTGCGCGAAATCGCGCTCCGTTTGCTCGCAAAGGTCGTCCTGCGGACGCCGGTTAAAACCGGGGAACTTCGCCGGGGGTGGACAATCGGCCGCATCCAGCGTATTAACGGCGGCTGGCAGGTGGACGTATTTAACCCGGTATTATATGCGATCTACGTCGAATACGGCCACCGGGGCGTGTATGTGCCGGCATTGGGCGTCACGCTGCATGTTGACACCCATTGGACGGAAGGTAAGTTCATGCTGACGATCTCTGAACAGGAATTGCAGCGCGAATTACCGGCGATTCTGAAACGAAAACAGGAAGCTTTCCTGAAAAAGTATTTGGGGTGATGGGATGGCGAAGGTCGTGCGTTTTAAAACACCACAGGGCGATGTTATCGAGACACTGGAATATTTGCTTGAGCAAGCTCGTCGTGGTCATATGACGGGCTTTGTCTTTGCTGCCAAGTGCCCAGACGGCAACATCGCAACCAGTTGGGCAAATGTCGATGTTGGGGAGCGTAACGAGCTTGTCTCTCATCTTCAAGTTGACGTAATATATGCGGTTGTTGAGGCGAACGTAGACCGGTTGGTGGAGCGTATATGAGTCAAGTCACAATCAACGATGTGCGCTACGCCGTCAATGACGCGCTCGATAACGCATTCCCTGATGTCCCTATTGCTGGCGAGGAGATCAAGCAAAATCTTGATCCTCCTTGCTTTTTTGTTAAGCTGCTGGAGCCCGCACACACCCAGGAACTCGGCCGCAGGTTCCGCCGTGACCATCCGTTTGTGGTGCATTACTTCTCGCCTGGTCGCGAGAACAACGATATGTACGCGATCGCGGAGCGGCTGACAGACGCGCTGCAGCGGATTGAAGTCGGCGGCCGCCCGGCGATAGGGACAGGTATGCGTTTCGAGATCGTCGATGAAGTTTTGTATTTCTACGTCACCTATCAATTCCGTGTTTGGGCGCCTGCATCGGACGATCCGACCATGCAGACGCTTGAACAGGATGGGGGGATCAAACCATGAGCCGGAAACCGGCAGAAACCAGTGCACAGCAGGCTAAACATAGCAAGGGGCGAATTCTCACGTCGAAACGGTTCACGGCGATCGAGAAGGATTTCCTGCGCGGGTTGTTGCGGGACGATGAGTTATACACCGTAGACGAGGCAGCGCAGTTGCTCGAAAAATACTTGAAACAGGAGGCGAAGTAACCAATGGCTGGTGGGAATTTTACCACACAGAACAAGGTCCGGCCGGGCGTCTATGTGAACTTCAAGAGCGCTCCGGGTGCACTCGGCGCTTTGGGAGAGCGCGGCGTCGTTTCGTTGCCGATGTCGCTATCGTGGGGTCAGCCGAAGTCGATCCTGACGATTGAAGCCGGCGAGGACACGATGGACAAGCTCGGGTATCCGATCACGCATCCGTCGCTCCTGCTCGTCCGGGAGGCGCTGAAGCGCGCGAAGACGCTTTTGCTTTACCGCCTCAACACGGGCACGAAAGCAGTCGTGACAAGCGGCAATCTGACGGCGACGGCCAAGTGGGGCGGCGTCCGCGGGAACGATCTGTCCATCGTCATTCAGACCAACGTCGACGACGAGGACAAATTCGACGTGAAGACGCTGCTCTCCGGCGACGAGGTTGATTCGCAGACGGTCGCGGATATTTCCGAACTTGTAGCGAACGACTGGATCGACTGGAGCGGCACTGGTTCGCTGGCCACGACTGCAGGCGCGCCGTTGGTCGGTGGCGCGGATGGTACTGTGACCAATCAGGACTATCTCGACTATCTTGCAGCAGTCGAGATCCACGACGTGAACACAATTGCGCTGCCGACAACCGACAACACGGCGAAGGCGGCGTTCGTCTCGTTCTGCAAGCGGCTGCGCGACGACGAAGGGAAGAAGATCCAGGTTGTTCTCGAAAATTACCCGTCCGCTGATTACGAAGGCGTGATCAGCGTCAAGAACGGCGTCATCCTGGACGATGGCACGACGCTCACGGCCGCACAAGCGACCGCATGGGTTGCCGGGGCGACGGCTGGTGCCCAAGTGAACGAATCGCTGACATACGCCGCTTACGACGGCGCTGTGGACGTGGCGACGCGGTACACGAACAGCCAGATCATCGCCGCGCTGCAAGCCGGCGAATTCGTGTTCACGCCGAACAACGGCCGGGCGATCGTCGAGCAGGACATCAACACGCTGACGACATTCACGCCGGATAAAGGGAAGTCGTTTTCGAAGAACCGCGTGATCCGCGTGCTAGACGGCATCAACAATGATTTCATCCGGATCTTCTCCGAGTTCTATCTCGGTAAGGTTCCGAACAACGACGACGGCCGGAATTTGCTGAAAGGCGAATGCGTCAACTACCTGAACACGCTGCAAGGCATCGCGGCAATCCAGAACTTTGACAGCCAGACGGACATTACAGTTGCCGCCGGCAACGATGTGGATGCCGTCGTGATCGACGTGGCTGTGCAGCCGGTGGACTCGATCGAAAAAATCTACATGACCGTGACGGTCCAGTAAGGGGTGAAACGAAATGGCATTTTTCCGTGAATCTGACGCGATCAGCGGCAAGCAGGCCCGGGCGTACGCGACGATCAACGGTCGTGTGGAAGAATTGTTTTACGCGCGCAGCATCGAAGCGACGATCGAGAAAAACAAGGTTGATGTGCCAATCCTGGGCAAAACGAATACTGGCTCCCGATCAGCCGGCTGGAAAGGCACCGGTACACTTACGATCTATTATGTAACGTCGATCTTTCGCCAATTGATGCTCGATTACGTCAAGAATGGCCGGGACTTCTGGTTTGACCTCCAGATCATAAACGAGGATCCGAGCTCGGGCGCGGGCAAGCAGACGGCCGTGCTTAAAGGTTGCAATCTCGACAGTGTGATCGCGGCTCGCTTTGACGCGACAAGCGACGATATGCTGGAAGAGGAAATGCCGTTTACGTTCTCGGACTATGACTTGCAAGATCAATTCAACACGATTACGGGCGCCTGATCAGGCGCCCTATTCTTTGGAGGAAGATTATTATGGACCTGCAAGAATTTTTGAATAGTCACCCGGTCGACAATCTGACCGAGGAAGTTGTCGTCTCCCCGCGCTTCAAGGATGGGCAGGGGAACTTACTGAAGTTCACCATCAAAGCCATGACGAGCCAGGAATTTGATGAAATCCGCCGGGCGTGCATGCAGGTGAAGAAAGGCCGGAGGGTTGAATTTGATGCGCAGAAATTCAATCTCAGGGTCGTGATCAACAACACTATTGTTCCGAATTTCAAAGACGCGGAGAGCATCAAAAGGCTTGGATGTCACACGCCGGAAGAGTATGTCCAGAAGGTGTTGCTGGCCGGAGAAATCACGACGCTCGCGCAGAAAATCCAGGAACTCAGCGGTTTCGATGTCGAGATGGATGAGCTCGTGGAAGAAGCAAAAAACTGATCAAGGAGGGCGACGCGGAAGCAAATTACGCATATTACGCCCTCCACAAGCTGCGGATTCTCCCGGGGCAGTTTGTCAGCTTGCCGCGGGAGGAAAAGGCATTTGTTATGGCAGCGATCGATATTCGGATTGAAGCAGAAAAGAAAGAAGCGGCTAGAATGAAACGACGGTAACCCTTCTGTCGTAAATTATGGTATGATTTACTATATTGTCGATGGGAGGGTTACTTCGTGAAAAGACGTGTATTTGTTATGTTGATAATTTTATTATTTGCTACCGCATGCGGAAAAGAAAAAACAGAAGAGGAAAAAATCGCAGAAGCGATCAAAAGCGTAATACAAACTGAAAATAGCAAAAAAGAGGCAAACACAACCGAGGATAAATTATTTGAAATCAATAATTTCATAACAAATGACATTTGGAATAAAGGATTTGTGGATGTTCAATGGTACATTACGAATGGAACGAGCAGTACTGGTGGTGAACTCGATATCGATTTCACCATGGAACGGCTTGACAAGGCCGTTGCAAAGAAAAACGAATACGACGTGTATTTTGAGAGTCTATCCGATGAAAAATATACCTCAATAAAACAGGTTTGGGATAAACTTTCGGGAGAGATTGATAGATTACACGAACAATTAAAAAATAGACCACCTGTAGCAAATGACAAAGATGCTGATTTCCAATTGGGAAAATTTAAGCAATATAGAGAAGCATTCGATGATGAAGTTGATAATTTAAGAAAACAATAAAGCACCCTAAGCACCCACGAGGGTGCTTTTTAATTTGACTCGAAAGGTGGCGGTGGTGGCAATGCCAACGATCTCCTCGACCCTGAAAATGCTTGATGGTATGAGCGGGCCCATAGGTAAAGTAATCAGTCGAATGAACTCGCTAATCCAATCGTCCGAGAAGCTCAATCGTGTTATGACCTCCGCACCTGGAACGAGTCTCGTACCAGTGAAGACGGTCAGCGATCAACAGCGCGTAATTAACAACACGCAGAAAATTATCCACCTCACCCAGGTCATCAACAATAACTACCACCAGGTCAATAATACGATTAACCAAACGAACCGAATACTGAATCAGACGAACAATACCATAAACCAAGCCGCGCAGAACCAAAGGAGATTCAATGACCAGTTGAGAGCTGGGCGGAGCGAAGGGAATCGCTTGTTGTCTACGATTCGCAATGTTGCCGCCGCGTACCTGTCATTCCAGGGCGCGAAAACAGGTATGGGGGCTACCGACAGCTACATCAATTCGTTGTCCCGCTTGAAACTCATTAATGACGGGATGCAGAGTTTGGATGAACTGCAACGTATGGTTTATGGAGCAGCATCCCGAGCGCGTGGCGAATATGGAACAATGGCGGATGCTGTGGGGAAACTCGGATTGCTTGCTGGGGATGCGTTTGGAAGCAACCGAGAAATTGTTCGTTTTGCTGAGTTGATGCAAAAATCATTCAAGATTTCCGGTGCCAGCACAATGGAGCAGCAGGCCGGTATGTACCAGCTGACGCAAGCAATGGCGGCCGGCCGATTGCAGGGCGACGAGTTCCGGAGCATTATGGAAAATGCGCCGATGCTGGCGGATGCCATTGCGAAATTCGTCGGGAAGTCAAAAGGCGAGCTGAAAGAATTGTCGGCCGATGGAGCGATAACAGCTGACATTATCAAGGGGGCATTATTTGCGGCAGCAGACGACATAAATGAGAAGTTTAAGCAAATGCCCGTGACGTTTGGTGTTATCACGAATCGGGTCAAAAACAGTGCGCTTCGTGCGTTTGATCCCGTAATGCGGCGAATCAGCAACTTTTTGAACAGTCCAGCGGGCGATGAATTTGCTTCCAGTGTTGAAAATTCGATGAATCGGGCGGCCAGTGCTGTTAATAATTTTTTGACAGTCGGGTATCGAGTTTATAAGTTCATGAAAGATAATTGGAGTATCATCGAACCGATTATTTGGGGGATCGCGGCTGCTATTGTTTACTGGACAGCCGTGCAATGGGCATTAAATATAGCCTTGAGCGCGAATCCGATTGGGTTGATTATAATGGCTGTTGCCGCTTTAATCGGACTAATCATTGCTCTGGTTCGTTATTTTATCAACCTCTGGAAGACAAACGATGAATTCGCCGCCGGATTATATCGTACTTGGAATTCGATTCTGAATTTCTTCGACCAAGTGCCAATATTCTTCCAGCGCGTTGGCAACGGAATTGTTGACGGATTTCAAGCTATGAAGGTTGATTCTATCCGACAGTTCGATGAGCTGGCGAACAGTATTATAGATTCGATCAACTGGATCATGGAACAGTCGAATCGATTCTTAAATACAAGCTTTAAGATGATTGATCACGTCGAATTCACCGCGAAAGCAGCAGCTGAAGCTGAAGCTATAAAACAGGCTGGCAAGGAAAAGATTGCTCAGATGCAAGCTGATGCCGCTGCGAAGGCAGCAGAGCGTGAGCAAAAAGTCCTTGTTATGCTTGATAACAGAGCAGCGAAACGTGCCAGAGAAGAAGCAGAGAAGGAATCAAACAGCCAGGCAGATTTAGATCCACTCGCAAAATACACAACCGGCTCGATCTCCAACATCGATAAGGTTGGGGAAGTCGGTAAGATTCGCGACAAAGTGGACATTTCCAATGAGGATTTGAAAGCGATGCGGGAGTTGGCAGAGATGAAGAGCATTCAGAATTTCGTAACTTTAACTCCAACAGTGCAGGTGCGAACCGGTGACATCCGAAACGGCTATGATGTCGATACAATCATCGCTCGTATCGAAGAGTCGCTAACTGAGCAAATCGCTTCGTCCGCAAAAGGGGTGTATAACGTTGGCTGACCGCAAATATGGTATATGGCTGAGTTGGAACAACCAAGAGGATGGCTTTGAGTTGCCTGTGCTGCCCGGCGAAATCGGACCGAGTATCCGAGGAAACGGGATCGAACATGAGGTATATGGTTTGGGCAAGATAAATGTCATCAAGGACCGTGGGTTGGCTGAGTACACCATCGACAGTTTTTTCCCTGCGGTTTTGGCTGATCAAAAGGGGAAGGCTCTTCCGCCTTATATATCCACCTCGATCATATTAGAGCCCATGGAATACGTCAGGAAAATTATGAAATGGTGGGAGACAAAGAGGCCTATCAGGTTCGTGGCGGTGATGGGCAATGAAGAAATCAATACCGCAGCCAGCATCGAATCGTTCGAGTGGGGGGAGTCCGCCGGCAGTCCTGGTGATATATCGTATATCCTGAAACTCAAGGAATATCGGTTCTACTTCGCCCAAAGGGCAGAGGTGCTGGAGGAGTCCGGCGGAGAGGTGACGGTGCAAAAATCTGAACAAGAGCGAGCGGATGAGCGCGTGATTCCAAAAACATATACGCTCATTGCTGGAGATAATCTATGGAAAGTTGCGCAGCAGATGCTAGGCGACGGCAGCCGGTGGCGAGAAATTCAAAAGTTGAACGGAATAAGCGACGCTCAATTGAAATCCCTGAAAATCGGAATGGTGCTTAAACTGCCTACAGGAGGCGGTACCATTGCTTGAGCTTATCATTGACAACAAAGAAGGCGTCCTTTGGGATGTATCCGAAATTGCTAAAGACGTAAACTGGACAACTTCCCGCGTAGGTAGACCGGCCAGTGTCGACTTTAAGCTTGTCGGCAGCGGTATTTACCAAGATCGGTCTTTTGGCATTAACAACGGTGACATTGTACGGGTGCGAATGGGCGACGTAAACGTATTTTACGGATACGTTTTTAGCATCAAGCAAAATCAGGATGCTGAGATTAGTGTCAAAGCCTATGATCAGGTCCGATATCTGCTGAATAAGGCTACCTATAAATTCAAGGGCGCTACTACCGGAGACGTGATCAACCAGATTGCGAAAGAATTTAAGCTGAAGGTTGGCCAGATCGATGACACCGGGTATCGAATTCCCAGCATGATCGAGGACGGACAAACGCTGATTGACATCATTGAGAAGGCCAACACGCTCACCATGTCGGCTACGGGTCGTTTTTTTGTTTTCTTTGATGACTTTGGTGAGTTGTCGCTGAGGGATGTAACTGCGTTTAACGCAGAGATTTATGTAGGCGATGGCAGCCTGATGACGGGTTTCGAATATAGTCGTGACATCGACCAGGACACTTACAATCGGATCAAACTGTACAGGGACAATGAAAAAACGAAAAAGCGTGAAGTTTACATGGTTGAGGACAGCGCCAATATCGCAAAGTGGGGCGTGCTGCAGCTATATGAGAGTGTTGACGAGGACAAAAACACGGCTCAGATCAACGAAATGCTTCAGCAGCTTGCGGCGCTCAAAAACAGAGAACAGCGCGCACTGAAACTGGATGCTATAGGCGACATACGAGTGCGCGCTGGGATATATTTGCCGATCGTCATTGAATCGCTCAGCATCAACCAACGGATGATGGTCGATGAGGTCAAGCACCAGTTTGACGGAGCGAATCATACAATGTCCTTGACTTTGAAGGTGATTTGAATGTTGGAGGCAATCAAGCGAGCAGCAAAAGATGCCATAGAAGCCAGCAATCTGGTTGCGGTCATGCTCGGCACCGTAACAAAAACAAGTCCGCTCGAAGTGAACGTTGATCAACGTTTCACACTCGATGCGGATTTTTTAATTGTCCCTGAAACACTTACCCCTTATGAGGTCAATATTGACGGTGTTGAATACATCATTCGGCGCGGGCTCGAGGCGGGTGATGGCGTGATTTTGCTTAGGATGCAAGGCGGGCAAAGATATTTGATTCTCGATCGGGTGGTGAATGGCGCATGATACCGACAGGAGGCTCAATAACCAATAAACAGATTGTTGAGGTTCAGCGGCCAAGCCGGACATACCGTATTGACTTGAAAAAGGGGCGAATAATCGGATGGGCGGACGGTTCGGAAGCAGTAAAGCAGGCGGTATTCAAAATTCTGCAAACGGAACGATTCAGGTATTTGATTTATGATTCGGATTACGGATGCGAGCTTGCCAATCTAATTGGCCGTGATCCGTTATTCGTTAAATCTGAATTACGTAGACGAATCACAGAGGCACTCATGCAAGACGATCGAATAGACAATGTTACGGACTTTGAAATCAACATTGCTGGCGATGTTGCAACGGTGCGGTTTACGGTGGTATCCGCGTTTGGTTCGTTCAAGGAGGAGGTGACGACACGTGTATGAACATCAGACTTATGAGACCATCTTGCAGCGGATGCTGGCGCGGGTTCCGGACAACATCGACAAGCGTCCCGGCAGCGTGATCTACGATGCGCTGGCGCCGGCGGCCGCGGAGCTGGCGCAGTTGTATGCCGATTTGGATGTGTTCATGAGGCTTACGTTCGCCCGGACGGCTGACGGAGACTTCCTGACGTATCGAACAGCAGAAAGCGGTGTAAACCGCAGGCCCGCGACGCCCGCTGTTCGCAAGGGCGTTTTCGACGCCGCTGTTCCGGTTGGTAGCCGCTTCAGGGGCGGGGATGTCGTTTATATCGTCCGCGAGCATATTGGCGGGCAGGAGTACCGTATGGAAGCCGAGACGCCCGGTGCTATCGGGAACGTGTATTTCGGCAGTCTGCTTCCCATCGAATACATCGAAGGACTGACGACGGCGATGCTGGCCGACGTGCTGATTCCCGGTGAAGACGAGGAATCCGACGAAGCGCTGTACCAGCGCTATTTGGAGGAAATCAACGCTACGCGGTATGGCGGGAATGTGGATCAATACCGAGAATGGATCAGCGATATTCCGGGTGTTGGCCGGTTCCGTGTTCAGCCGTTGTGGAGTGGCCGAGGGACCGTCCGCGCCGTCATCACGGACGCGGCAAATATGCCGCCGTCGCCTGAACTGGTGGCGCTGGTGCAGAACACGCTTGATCCCGCGCAGGATGGAATGGGTACGGGGCTGGTTCCGATTGGGCATGTTTTCACGGCGTTCGGCGCCACTCCGAAAACTGTAAACGTGACGATGACAGTTCTGTTCGAGGACTGGTACGGGCCGTCTGACATCCAGCAGGAGGTCGAGCAGATCATTACCGGGTACTTCTCGGAGATTAACTTCGAGGACCCGAATTTCGTGCAGACGACGGTTCGGCAGTCCGTGATCCTTAGCCGCCTGATTGGGATTGCGGTGGTACGAGACATTCTGTCGCTGACGCTGAATGGCGTGGACGGAAATATTGTGATGGAACCTGACGAGGTGGCCCAGCTCGGGACGGTGACGATCAATGTCGCTGTTTGAGTGGGTCGAGGAAGAATCTGATTATCTCGGCTATCTTCCGCCTGTTTTGCAAAATGTCCGCGAGTTTCAGGAAATTGCGAAGGCTGTCAACCCGGAGATCGTGATGCTGAAACAAGCGATCAATAAGGTGATGAATGAGCAATTCGTTCTGGGCGCTGTCGATACGCTTACGTGGCGTGAACAGGAGTTTGGCATTACAGCAAGTAACGACGAAACGGTAACGTTCCGCCGGGAGCGCCTAGTCGAACGGAAAAGCCGGAAGCCGCCAATTACGTTGCGAACGTTGCGTGACCGTCTGAATGCTTATATCGGCACGACACAGGCGACAATCGAACTGGTTCCGGGCGAGTATGCGTTCTCGATTAGTATTCCGGCTGTGGACGGGTACAAGTTTCGAGACATACAAGGACTAATCGAAGATTTAAAGCCTGCAAATATGGAATATATCCAGTATCCGTTCTCGGTCGAGCGCGTTCGCATCCGGGAAACGAGCCGCGAAATGAAGGTAGCGTATGCGCGGGCTGGGCTGGCTTTGGCCGGACTTTCGACGGTTGGCGAGATTGTTTCCGACCGCGTGATTTATCAAAGGTAGGTGATGGCAATTGGCGGTAACAACGTTTTACAAGGAACAACTTGTTGGTACAACAGAAAACCTCTTGGCCAAGGCGTTGATAAATGGATCAGTCGAAGTCACTACGCTAAATATCACAACCTATCCCGACAGTATAACGGTTGAAATCATCTTGCCTCCAGATATGGTTGTCACAAGAATTGATTTTTTGGACAACGAGGACAATATCATTACTTCAATAACAGGCATCGAGATCGACACGTCCGTAACGACCGTGTTCAGCCACAACATTCAATTCGTGCAAGGTGGTGCGTGAAGATGGACTTTCAGAAAAAGGATTGGCAGTTCCGGGACATTATCAGTGAGGATGAGTTGAACCGGATGGAAGACGGCATCGAGGAAGGGATCACGAAGGCGGAGCAGGCAGAACAAGTAGCAGAACAGGCTCAACAAACCGCTGAATTCCACGCTTCCCGCCATGCTTCGGATGGCCCCGACCCGATCACGCCGGGGATGATCGGGGCCGAAACACCTGCTGGCGCACAGGCCAAAGCCGATGCCGCCGAAGCCAACGCCAAATCTTACACGGATACCATCACTGGATTACTCGCTAACCTCACAACCGAGCAAAAAGCTAATCTTGTCGCGGCAATTAATGAACTTGTGACAAACCTATCTACATCGCAACGCTGGAAATTAACTATTGATACTGGACATACACGAAACATCAGTGGTCAAGATTTAAACAATCTGACCAATACCGGATTTTACTCGGGCAACAATCTAACCAACTCTCCTGACGGATCGACAAACTATTTTTATGTGGAGGTCGTCAATCATTCATCTGGCACGAATTATGTCAAACAGACAGCCGTTGGTATATCCGGCGGAGGATACTCGGATACCGCGTACAAGGTCTACGTTCGGCAAAAATCAACGGTTGGTTGGGGTACTTGGCGTGAGGTAATCACCAGCGCGGTCCTTCGCTGGAACGTCGATCATCTCGAATACAACGACGGAGGGGTGTGGCGTCATTTGGGAAACATACAAGTAGGTAAATTAAGAAGCGTAACGTCAGGAGGAACAGTCGGAACATGGGTAGATGTTGTAAATATTACCGGGGTAAAAGGCCGGGCAGAAAGGATATTCGCACTTATACCCACCAACTATCAAACAATTGGAATACGCGTGACAATTGACGGAATCACAGAAGAAATTACAGGAACCTCAGCAACTTCGGGATTATCTTTATCATATCTCGGTAGACAAATGCAAACATCCGGCATTACAAACGCAACAGAGCCGATTTATTTTAATAGCCAATTTAGAGTGCAATTTTACAAGCAAAATGCATCTACGAACGATACGTGCTATGTGGATTATGCGCTCGAATTGGGGACGCCTTAAAGGAGGGTTGATGCATGGCTGTCGTAACGCACGAAATCGAAGAAAACGGGATACCGTATCGCGTGACTGAGGACCCGGAAACAGGATTATACATCAAAGAGTCATTGCAATTGCCACCGCCGGAACCGACGCCGGACGCAAGGATCGCGCAACTTGAATCAGAAAATGCGCTCATAGCGCTGGAGCTTGTGGAAACTCAAATCCAATTGGAGCAAGTGCAACAAGAGCAAGCGGTATTGCTTCTGGAACTGGTTGACAAGGGGGTGATCTGATTGGATTGGCACGCAGTCGTGAAACGCCATTATGATGCGGGAAGGTATACGGCTGAGCAGGTCGCCGTGTTCGTGCAGGCCGGAAAGATCACGCCCGAGCAGTATGAGCAGATAACCGGGCAACCGTACGAAAGCCCCGCAGAATGATGCGGGGCTTTTCCTTTCTCGCAAGAGGCTTGTGACTGATGAGGTTTAGGGGGGGTGGATAACATCGAGACAGAAGTTGTGAAATATCTCGTCACGCAAGGGCCGTTTGCCGTCCTTTTTATCTGGTTGCTGATTTATGTTATGCGGCAGAACGAAAAGCGGGAAGTCCGTTTGCATGATATTCTGGACAAGTTCTCCGAAAAGTACGATGTTATCGTGGACGAACTGCGGGAGATTAAGGAGCGGATTGGACAGTGATGCTGATCCGCTATTTATGTCTCGTTGTCTTTGTGTGCGTGGCGGTTGTTGTGCTTCTCGGGACGTTGGATTGGCTGTCGAAATACGTTCTGTATGTCCAGCAACGATCTGCGCTTCACGAGCTGATCCGTGGCGGGCAGGAGTATGAGGCGATGAAGCAAGCCGTGGCGTATCTTCAAGGGTCGGCAACGCGGACGCTGAATAACCTGAAAAGCACATGCCTGTATCTGGCCCCGCTTCTGGCGGCGGCCTTTTATATTTACCGAAAGGGGAAATGACGTTATGCCGAAAAAGTGGCTGAAGGCGGCGGCCATACGAGCTATCCGGACTGCCGCACAGACGGCAGTCGCCGCCATCGGCACGACGGCCGTCATCTATGATGTGGATTGGCGGATCGTCGGCGGAACGGTCGCACTGGCAACGATGATGTCGTATCTGACGAGCCTTGCGGGGCTGCCGGAAGTGACGAACGATGACAAAGAGTGAGTTCATT